ACTTTAAATTTTAAGCTAAACGAATGATCGCAGCCGTAGCGTTTGCTGCTGGAAACACCACAGTAAAGTTGCCAGCCGTACTTGTCTTGTCTCCGCCAAAATCAATAGCACACACCGCCTTATCAGATTGTGTGTCGTTAAAAATTAGACAGCCCCGAGCTGTAACGGTTGCTGTGCCGAAAGTCAGGTCTGCAAAATCGCATAAGGCTGTTGTACCAGAAGTGGTTGGCGTAACCGAAGTCAGCGCCGCTCCAGCAGCAGTGTAGTTGGTTCCCGTTGCCTCACCAGTAGTTACATAAGCCGTAGTGCCAGCGCCCAGAGTTGCAGAACTTGTATACAAAGCCAGCTTGAAAGAATTGCCTGACGTTGCAGTAAAATTATGCGTGCCGACAAGCAGCTCTTGCTTAAACGATGTAGCGATTGCGCTCGATATTGCCATATCATAACTCCTTTATTATCTCGGCCATGTCGTTATGGCCTTGACTAATCAACAAGTTTACCATGGTTGTTCTGTCAGAGGTAATAGCATTTTTTATGCCGTGTAGCACAATCTGATAAATATAGTTTTGAAAAGCCTCTGCCTGTTGACGTATATGGGGCGCTGCATTTTCAGAAATAGAACATATTTTCTTAGTTATTTGTTCTGCCCAAAACTCAGGATCGTGTCCTTTGTTCTCAGTGGTTGCAACCATGACGTTGCCTAACTCCAAAAAACCATCTTCACCCACGGTAAGGCTCCGGCGGTTTAACATGCTCTGGCATATTGGCTCCAGCTTTTTCCATTTCTTCATTCAAACTTGACTGGTTACAAACAATCCAATCCGCTCCGTTAGGGACCGCAACCATGGGGTCTTCTAGCCTATGAAATCCATAGATACGTTCTTCTAACGGCACGCTCTGATCAAGTAAGGCAGACCTATGGGAAACACCAACATCTATGTTTGCTGCCATACATCTAGCCAACCAGAACTCGACACAAGCCCTGCCAGCTTCTGCAAAATGCAAATTGTGCTGGTAACTGAAGTCAATGCCAAACAAGTCTATTCGAGCAACATTGTTCCAGTAAGCAAACGCGATTGTCATTGGTATCGTGTTATTTAAATACGCACATTTGGTGTCTTGCACTATCTCTTTAAGTGGATACAAGACAGCTGCTGGCACTCGCTCGTCCAGCTCACAGGTATAGCAAGGTATATCGCATTCAGGCAAGAATTCACGCATTACATCTGTCTGCGCTCCCGCATCATCTCCATCTAAAAAACGACTTGCAGGATCAAGCATAAACATGCGATCTGATTTATACACCGCAGCAGCAGAATTGACTGTCCAGACCTCGTCCCATTGCATGCTGTTTTCAGCCCCAATAGCATAATCGACTTGCGAGTTTCCAAGCGCCACAATCGCTATGTTGGCGCCATTCAACGACTTGATTGGTTTCATTAACTTACTCCGGTTCTGAGTAAGTCATACCTGTACTCGTCTCTCGTCTCTCGACCTTCTGCAATGTTCTTCATTCTGGCTATAGCTTCTTTGAACCGCGCCTCAAAAGCCCCAACAACATCTGGGGTTTCTTTCAAGAAAATTGCGGCCTCAGCAAGAGCGCCATACAAAAGTGCATCTGGATAGTCTGTGGATAGGAATGTTGTTCCGCTATCAGCACCAGCCGTGAGAGATGCTGGCTTATAAAGATAGTGGAGTTCAACAGTGTAGTTTGAGTCTGGAATCGGAGCCAACTCAAAAGCGCTGTCGTCAAACAACGAATAGTATTTAGGAAGCCCTGTCGTTGCGGTTGACGGAGCATACTCCTTCATAAACGATGGATGCTTGTAATCCAAATAGTAATAGACGTTGCTAGAAATTATTGCTGCACTAAATGGAGCATAAAAATCACTAGGCGTTGCTAAGAAACGGTTACTAGAAGTTACCGTTCCCTGTACGTTTTTGCGCTGCTTGGGCAGCTCAACCATCTTGAATATTCTTGTCTCAGACTCTTTGATAAAATTTGGAAGGTTTGTAACGAAAGTTGATTCGGTACACTCCAAATAGTCCTGAATTGCGGTTTTGAGTGTTGCGTAAGTCCAGCTCATGATGCGGTAATGGTTACCTCCCCTAGTCCTGTAGAAATTTCGTAGGTATCGAGTTTAGTTCCAAGTATACCTTTATCCACATTTGTATACACTACAAAAGCGTTATTATCGTCAGACGTATCTGGTCTTGCATTCTTTAAAGCTTCTGGGTCTACAGGCTTTGGTTTTGGATCTAGCTGTGGGTGTTTAGGTGACCATTGATCTGGTCCAACCAAAAGACCATCCCAAGTAAATTTCATGTCCCTTAGTTTGTAACGAAATCCTGTGATGTCACAGATCCCGTATGCATATTTTCCGCTTGCAAATGCCATCGTTACGCCGAGTTATACCCGCCAAGGTTGGGTGAAATTCTAAACGATGCCCTAGACTGATCCTGAGACATCGCCCTTTCAAACTCTTCTTCATACAATTGTTTCAAGACAGGTGTTCGCTCTGGTGCTTTTTTCAGACTAAGATAGTAAGCCATACCCGCAGCAAAACATGGATAAAATCTAAACGGAACATCAACCGTATTCGTTGCGCCATCCGCATCATCCATCCGAGTTAGCACGTTCATATAAACCGTGTAAGTTGTATTCTTATCTGGAACAGGCCACAAGGTTATGGTAGGCGTAGTCTGCTTGTTAATAAAAATCTGGTTTGGTTTGCCTGTTGTGCTTTTGTTGGTTATGTTTGCGTACTCAGCTCTGTTAATCCTGCTAAGCGGCATGTCTGTTTCAGCGCTGCCAATTGTTTCTCTAACGAATGCGTCCAACACATCAATTGGCGCAGTAGCGTTAGTGGAGTCAATATTGTAGGTGGCCGTATCTTTAACCATGGCAACAGTCTTTTGTTTAATGGTCCACTGGTTTAGGCCTCGATTTGACCATTCAGCAAGCATCAGGTTAGCGCTTCTTCTAGCTGTTTTTAGATCATAGCCAGTCCTGAGTTCTAGGCCACAACGCTCAAATGCCTCTTCAACGTACTCAGCTACGTCTGGTTCAAAATCTTTGCTGCCGCTTAGTGCCATTACTTTTTCCTTTTACGCTTTTTCTTGCGTACAGGCTCTTCATGAGCATACAGATTATCAAAAACCTTGTTGACATCCAACGTATAATCCAACTCGCTTTTTGAATAGTGGATGTGCTGGGAAGGTTTAAAGTCCGGCGCACCCTCGCCAACCGTGAACCAAGCTGGGTGTGTGACTCGCAACCTGTTGTTTGGGAGTGCAACAATATTGCCCGTCCACTTGCCAGCATCCAGCAGCTCTAAAACATGAGATTGTTTGTGTTGCGCTGGGTCATCTGTGATCTCATTCTCCGCATAGTCAACAGTAAAGTAATACTTTGCGGGATAGAACTTGCCATCAATCTTGGCAAGCCATGGGCAAGGTGTTGCTCGATCAATGACATAAACTGAGTGGTTGTGAGATGAGCAATCCCAAGGCTGTGCTGCCCAAACTGGCATAGGTTCTGGCCAACCCTCGTAGTTAGAGTCAGCAGCTAAACCAGTGATCGGCATTCTTGCCCACATGGCTCCGCCATGGACATTCTCTTCTACTGTGTCCACTTCAGCGCCAGTAAATATCAACTGAAACGAAAGACATCGCGTTGGCATGGTTGTGACAGCAACCGCCATTGCGTGGATAAACTCGCCGTGATATTTCTCGTGATTGTGGGTGTATTCCTTTCTAGCCCAACATTTGAAATAAGGGATGTTGGATTGTAAATAAGCCATTAAGGGGTTGGCTTTCTTTTAACGGTTCCGCCCTTGTTCATTTTCATCATGGCTTTTTGTGTAACACCGCCTTCTCTAAGCATTTGAGGGGTTTTTACAGATCCGCCTTTGTTCATCATGCGGACCATCTTTACTGGATTGCCCTTGTTCATCATTCGTTTGTTAGAACCCATCTTACTTCTTTTATTCATAGTGACTCCTACTGTCTTCCGAACAAGCCCATGTTCGATTGTTTGTTGATTATACCACCACTTCTTGCAAATGTTTTGACGTTAGTCGGCTTTCCGCCCACGCCTTGTTTCTTGGATCTTTTGCGCTTAACCGCAGATGTAATTTGGCTTTTAGACATCTGGTTTGCTTGGGAT